TTACCCTTCATCTGCAGTCTCCTCAACTGGTCTACCACCCTCGTCGGGGTTGGCGGCTGAACCTGCTATATTTGCAGGTACTCTAATTTCTTCTGTTCCATCTATTGCAGGGAATCCTAACCTTTCCCGAGCTTCAGCTGCAGTTATAATACCACCATTTACTAATGACGTATAATATGCTGATGCATCCCTCAACTCTGGCTGTAGAGCGGGGATCTCGGTAATATCTTCAACACACTCAAAACCATAGAATCGAGTCATTGCAAAATTAATTTTTCGAACGATAGGAAGTATAGTCTCCAAATAGTAGAGTCGTAAATTCGGGCGAATATTAGCGTTGTTGCCAGAATCTAAAAGAATTGGAGGGATTCCGAGTGCCTTTAAAATGATTTTTTCATTTTCTAAAATAGCATTTTGAAAATCCAATTCTTTAAAACTTACATTTGAAATCGCATCTACTTCGATGCCACCGTCTAAAATTAAAGGTCGTCTGCCACCCGCATCAGGTCTATAACGCTGTTGCCAAGCTAAGATCATACGATCTTTAATTTTATCAGAAAGGGTGTTCGGTGACTTAAGTACAAGTCCGGGAACAGCACCATTCTTAAAGAAGTTATCCTGAAATTTACGCATAGAAGATACAAGATTCATTGTACGCGCTGCAGGACTTAAACGAGGAACTCCACGATATATAGAGTGGAAAGAGTTCTCTTTAACGTGTATAATTTCATCAACAGTAAAATCTACATCATGTAGTGAATAGTGAGACACATAAGTATCTTCATCTGCATGAACAGTAACCTTATCTGCAGGAAGATGATACATATAAGCACCATCAAAGTAGACAAAGATATTACCATCAATTAAAAAATCTGTAATTAAGTTTCTACGAAAAGAGTTGACATCTTGATAGGGATTTGGCTCTCTATTGAGTAGGGACTCTACCTTAACTCTTTTTATGCCTTTAATAACACCTTTAGTGCTAGTATTGGGCTTAACGAGAGTAGGAATCTCGGCTACATCATCTACGATCATGTTTACGCCACGATTTACAATCTCTAATTGCTCATAGGCACGTTCATAGCTTAGAGTATCTTCTCTAGAGCTTTCCACGGTTCCTATGTCATGGAACTGAGCAGGGTTTAGTTTCTCTGCATTCGCTCCTTTAAAAATATTGTTATACCAAGCCATGTTTTTCTCTTTGAATCTCTACCCAACGCATTTGCTTTTTAGCAGTTCCTAGCGAGGGATCTTTACCATAAATTGAATGCAGCTTTAAATGATGCGTATGACATAAAGTCACAGTATACTCATAAAGCTCGGCAGAGTGTTCTTCTATAAAGTCATCCCGAAGTGCCTGTATGTACTCAGGGTTGTGTTTATTCTTTGTAAGCCACTGGTTAAGTAGGGGCGTTAAACTATAATAGTGGTGAAAGTCAAGCTGTTCTGTTTCATTACAAATCTCGCAAGCGCTTCCTTTCTCATACTTGGACTTTGCCTTATCTCGTACATACTTTACAACATCACGTTTTAACTTAGGCATTTCCTTTCGTTTCCTGATTTTTCATTAGAAGAATTATAGCGGCTTTAGGGTGTCTTGTCAATAACTATTTTTGCACAGGTATCATCAGAAGGTTATATTTGAGGTTATGAACGAATAAAGCGCATATCGAAGTGCATCTGCCATGTGCGAAGCTGCGTTGTGTTTCGGTTTTTCCCTTGCTAAATTAGGATTTGGGTCCCACTGGTAGGCATCTACACAAATAAGCGATTCTTTAGCTTCTTGGTCGATGACAAGTTTATCGTTGTCAATAATCCCGGCAACATGTCCAATTCCGTCGAGTACAGACTTCTTCGCGTTAATAGTGGAGATTCCATAGTTCTGCGCGAAATCGAACCTTGTTTGTTGAGCTGCTGAATCAATATAAATGTAATCAATATCCCAACGATCAATAAGTTTTTGTATCTCACCTGCGTGTTGCTCAGTTGTCCTCTCCGCGTTTAAATACTCGTCTACTAAATAGAACGTTTCAGTGTCCCAGTCATATGCAATTACACAGAAGGCAGTAGGGTCTTTATATCCAACGTCCATTCCTGCAAAAACATCCATTTTACTAGTATCAAATTGTGATAGATCTTGTACTTGTGTTTCAAAATTAAACTTCCATATCTGGCCTTCATAAGTATTAAAGTCAGCTTCGTACTCTTGCCGAAACTCGGCTTCTGACATAGACTTACGGGCTTCTGAAATGTCGCTTTCTGACATTCGAGGATTATCTCTATAAGTAGCTCGTATGCTACACCACTCTGGAAACTCCTCTGAAAATCCTCGATAAAAGAACTCGGAAAACCAGTTGTTACGACCCCGTGGCGTGGATATAAATAAAGCCTTGGAGTTTTCTTTGTCAAGTGTGGGTCTTAGTGCTACGTTAAATGCATCTTTACCATCTGCCAGTGCTGCTTCGTCGAATATAATTAGGTCATAACTTCTACCTACTGTAGAGTCTACTTGATTGACAGAACCCATACGTATAGTAGAGCCGTTAGAAATTTCAATAACTTTATCTTTTGCGTTGTCTTTAGTAACTTCTAAATCGAAATGCTTAATAAGATTTCTTTGAAGATCAAAAGAAATCTGAGACAAGGAGTAGTTAGGTGACATGATAAGAATATTGGAGCCAGGCACTAGAGACACTAGCTGTCCAATAATGTTCGCTATGTACGTTTTGCCTTGCCTCCGGGAGACGGCTGCACAGACAAAACGGTACTTAGGATTATTTATCGCGTTGATAATTGCTATCTGCGATGGTAATGCCTTGACCCCTAGTAAATCTAGATATGGGTCGACAGGAAGTTTTAGAAACCTTGCCTCAGATGTTAAATCTACTATTTCATCGGAGAGAATATCTCTCCTACTTATTTCTACTGCCATTTTTATTTACATTCTATAAGTATTGTAATTTGCTTTTTTGAGTGCTTCTTCAACACTCTCCTCAGAAACCTCTTCAACCTCAAACTCTTCTTCACACTCACAAGGATCACATTCGCAATCTTCGCACTCCTTTATAAAGTAGCCATTATCATCAAGCTCGAGAATACCCATAGCAGGTGCATTTTTAGCGATTGCTGCTTTTGCGGCTGCTTCAGTAGCGAATTTTTTAATACGCCCATTTTCGTAAAAACACCATCTACCACGTTTTTCAAATATCATAATATTCTCCTTAAGATTCCTTCTTCACTAGAGTCCAGATACCGTATCCTAAGCCAACCCAAGCGATTAATTTTGCGAGTCCACCAAATAATATTACTGAGCCGCAAATACCTATTAACATTGCGCCATCCCAAGATGTACGCTCTTTCATTGCCAGTTTAAGCCATTTCACAATGTGTTCCCCTCTTCTTATGACCGTTCCAAGCTACGAATCCTGCTAGACGCAGAGACCAGTACGCGAGGTAGTTTAAAACTCTGAAACCATTGACTTCGATACAAATATCTCGGAATATACCATCCATATATTTTTGATCGTGATAACCAATCGTAGTTCCATCCGCCTTCATAAGAGTAGCATATTTATAACCGTAGTCATGAACTAAGCCGCCCATTAGAAGTACTCCAACCGGAGAGAGGAATGTTGCGAGGAATTTAGGAACTGATGCTCCATCAAATTCAAATCCTGCAGGTACCTTATAATCTACTCCGTTAATACTATAGTGAAATTCTTTTGCTATAACCCACTTGCGAGTGCCTAACAACCACATTAATATACCTTTCCAAAAGCCTTTATCTTTTGTTGCTATTGGTACAGGTTGCATTACTGGCATTCTTGGGTATTTAAAATCAATTATCTTCTCTTCTTTTTTATCAACCTTGTTCACTATGAAGCCGATAAGTACTAATACCCCAAGTACTGTCCATTGCCAAAAAGTCATTGCTAAATCAAGTAACATTTCCATTATTTTTTCCCTGCGTATGCATTGGCTCCAAAGAAAGCTGAAACCAGAGCTGCGATAGCTACAAAGTAAGTGGGAGCAATATCACCAATTATTTTTGCGGCGCTATCCAACCCAAATAATGATGTGCAAAAAATGCCGAAAGGATAAAAAAGCATTCCCCATAAGGAAAACCATGTCATCTTTCTCATTGCATCACGCTGTGCATCTTGATCTTCTAATTCTTTTCTACGAAACTCAAGATACATTTCTTGTTCGGTTTCAGTGACCTGTCCGTCACCATTTGTGTCTGCGGGATGGAACCCTGTCTTCTCTTCACTCATTTTAGTACAGCCTTCGGCATCCTTGCCGTTTTAGCTCCCTGCTGGCTGAAACGATTTGAGTTTTCCATAAAGCAGTTACGCTGCTTGGAGTTTCCTAGGGCTTGTTGACACCAATCTAATTCCTGTATAAGTCTGTTATACCACAAAGAGTCGTACTGGTTATTATTTGGATTATCCCTTTCCTCCATTAACTGGTCCATACGCATAGTTATATAGTCGGGCTGTTTGCGTTTTGACATTATTACTACTTACCTCTTTTCTTAGGCTTCTTTTTCTTAGGGCGCCCCACTGTTGAACCGTATGTACCTTTACCTTTTGGCATTATTGTGGAACTCCCATTTGAGACAAAGTAACTACTAAGCCTGCTAGGAACATGATTACTGTTCCTCCCATTACAATCATACGACTTTCTATTCGTCGCATGGATTTATCTAGTTCTTCGAGTCTATAAAAGCATGTCTTCCAACGCTCTTCACATTGAGCCTCGTGACGATAAAAATCATTCTCGAGAGTCTGAAGTCCTTGGCTATTCTTAACTATCTGTTCCATTTAAAAGTTTTTCCATTAGCTTACCATAATTTCCCTGACCAAATGGAACAGCTTCATTAATCTGTACATTTGTCTGGTTCTTTATGTTTCCGCCCTGTGCTTTCTCAAGATCAGTCTGTGCTTTAATCTCGTCGATACGCATTTTATGTGCCATTTGTAACAGATCTGCTAAGTCTTTGCTGGAGTATACGCCAGATTCCTGGGCTTCTTCTAGCTTGGATGCAATCATGTCATCTAATAAGGAACCGATGTTGTTCTTGTTACGGTAACCCATGTCCAAGTACACTGTATCAATATACTTTTTTACTTCTCGTTTATTAAGCACTTCTATCACTTCATGTTCTGCTACTTGAAGATGCTCACAAACTCCCTTAATATTGCCAAACATCAAATAGCTATTCGCAACTTCGAGGCCTTCTGGACTAATTGTAGTTAATTCTTTTGTCATGGTTTAGATTATACTCAGTTGAGGGTATTTTGTCAAGAAATTTTTTTCTCAGGTCAGTCAGATAGTGGATTGTCTAGTGCTCTTTGCAACTTGGCTTCGAGTCTATCTTCTAGCTCTTTCATGTCTCTATCCGTGTCGGACTTTAATG